GTGATCGCCCATGAGGTCAAGGGCTAGGCATGGGCGCGCAACTCACCTTTGACGGCATGGATACCTTCCGCGAGGCCCTCCGGAAACTGCCGACCGAGCTCCGGGACGAGGCCCGCGGGATCGTGCAGGACGCGGTCGATCGGGCCGAGACGACGATCCGGGGGCAGTATGCCGGCGTGGCCCGGACCGGCAACCTCGCCCGCGGGCTCACGGTCGATCGGCAGACCGCCGCCTTTGGCGTCAACATCCGGATCCGGTCCCGGGCGAAACACGCGTGGTTGTATGAGACGGGCGGGAAACGCGGCGCCCGGAAAACCACACGCGGCGCCAACCGGGGCCGGCTCCCGGCGCCGAACGTGTTTATCCCGACGGCGATCGCGACCCGGCGCCGGATCGACGCCGCCCTGATCGCCCTGCTCGAGCGGGCGGGGTTTGAGGTGCGCCAGTGAGCGAGTCCGGGGCGGTCGATACGGCGATCCTCGAGACGCTCCGGGCGGACGCCGAGCTCCTCGCCCTCTGCCCGGACGGGATCCAGTACGGGACCGCGAAACCGACCGCGACGCGGTTCGTGTTGGTCGATCGCGAGGCGCACACGGTCGATACCAACCTGTTTGGCGGCGCCGCGGGCGAAACGTTTGTCTATCTCGTCGCGGCGGTGATGCCGGAGGCGACGACGGCGCCGGCCCGCTTGGCGGCGACGCGGATCCGCGAGCTCCTCGACGGCGCCCGGATCACGCCGGCGGGCTACGGGCTCATGGCGCCAGTCGAGGAAATTGAAAGCGTCCGCCCGGGGCCCGACGTGGATCCCACCAACCCGGATCGCCGGGTGCAACAATGGGGCGGGCGGTATCAAGTGATCGTGCAACGGTTGGACAGTTAAGGGGGACGCGATGCGGTATCACGGAAAAACGGGCTCAGTCTCGATCGGGACGCCGGCGGTCCCGGTCCTCTCGCTCAACAAATGGACGCTCAACGCGGCGACCGACAAGGTGGACGTGACCGCGTTTGGCGACGTCAACAAGCAATACGTCCAAGGGCTCCCGGACCTCAAGGGCAATATCGCGGGGTTCTTTGACGATCAGGAAGACGCCTTTTTCGTCGCGGCGGATTCCACGACGCCGGTCGATCTCGAGCTCATGCCGGTCGCCGGGCTGGCCACGATCAAGTGGTCCGGGCCGGCGTGGCTGGACGCGTCGATCGACGTCCCGGCCAACGGGGCGATCACAGTGAGCGGCGATTTTGTCGCCGCCGGCGGGTGGACCCGCGTCTTTACGCCGCCGGTGCTGGACGCCGAGGGGCTCGCGGCCCGCGGCGCGCGTAAGGACTAAGGGCCCGTGCACCGCTTGATCCCGACCGGCTCGGGCGGATCGATCTGTTGGGGCTACCGGACCGGGGCGACCCTCGGGCGGTGGACCTTGACGCCGGACCGCGGGACGCCCGAGGCGCCCCAACCCCTCCGGCGGATCTTCGACGCCGAGGTCCTCGAGGTCCGGGATCGGCTCGCCCTCACGCAAGCGGGGCTCGAGCTCCGGGTCCCGCGGCCCCGGGGGGCGCTCACGTGGGCGGTCCTCGAGCTCACGATCGCCGCGGACGGGCGGCGGCTGCTGGCCCTGCTCGGCCCGTGTGAGAAACAACCCGGAGGGTAAGACGTGTCCCGATTTGTCCGGCCCGAAAGTGTCCGCCTCGCCCTCGCCGACGAGGGGGATTGGATCCTCGTGAAACGGCGCCTCACCGCCGGCGAGGAGCGGCACGCGTACGCCCGCATCTTCAAGCCCGCGCCCCTCGGGCAGCCCCGCGAGCTCGACTATGAGCAAGCGGGGCTGGCGAAGATGATCGCGTATCTGCTCGATTGGTCCTTCGTGGATGACCGCGGGACAGTGGTCCCGATCCGGGATGCACCCGCCGAGGCGGTCGAGGCCGCGGTCCTCGGGCTCGACCCGGGGAGCTTTCGCGAGGTCCACGATCTGATCGTCGCGCATGAGGCCCGCGAGGCCGAGGCCCTCGAGGCGGAAAAAAAAACCCGGAGTATGACGCCCGACTCCTCGAGGACCTCTATGTCTGTCGCGTGATGGGCTGGACGTATTGGGACCTCATGAACCTCCCCGCCGACGTCTATGCCGTGTTGATCGATCACCTCCGGCGGGAGCACGCCGCCGCCGCCGCCCGCGACGCCGCCTAAAGGATCCCCGATGGCTGTGACCGCCCAATTCAAGGCCGATTTTGCCTCGTTCTTTCGCGGGGTGGAGGAGGCCCAAGTCCACCTGAAATCGTTTGAGGAGGACGCGGTCAAGATCAACAAGTCGCTGGACCGCATGGGGGACAGTTTCAGCGGGAAAAAGATCATTCAGGAAGCGACCTTGATGGCGAAAGCGATCGAGGACGCCGGCGGGACCGCCAAGCTCACCGACGCCGAGCTCGCCCGGGTGGGCAAAACCGCCGCCGAGGCCGCCGAGAAAATGCGGGCCCTCGGGATGGAGGTCCCCAAAAACCTCCAAGACCTCGCGGACGCGACCGCGGGCGCCGGCAAAGAAACCCAAGCCCTGAGCGTCTCAGTCGGCGACATGGTCAAGGCGTACGTGTCCGCCGAAGCGATCATGAAGATCGTCACGGGCGCGTACCACGCCCTGAAGGACGGGATCACCGCCTGTATCACGTCCGCCTCGGAGGCCGAGGAGGCGGACCGATCGCTCCTCGCCGCCCTCGAGGCCCAAGGGACCGCGGTCCCCTCCGTGGTCGAGGCGTATCAGGGGTACGCCAAAGCCCTCCAGCAAACCACCATCTACTCCGACGACGCGGTCACGGCGGCGCAACGGCTCCTCGCCCAAGTGGGCGGTGTGATGCCCCGCGACATGGAAAAGGCGACGCTTGCCGCGGCCAACCTCGCGGCGGCCCTCGGGATCGATCTGCCCAATGCGGCGATGATGGTCGCCAAAGCGGCGACCGGCTCGACCGAGGCCCTCAACAAGTACGGGATCGAAACCGAAACCGCGGACGGGAAAACGCAGGAATTCGGCGCGACGCTGGACGGCATCAATGCCAAGTTCGCCGGCGCCGCGACCGCCGCCGCGGACACCTACGCGGGCCGCCTCACGCAACTCGGCAACGCGTGGGACAACGTGCAAGAGGCGGTCGGGCGGGCGGTCATTCAAAACGAAACCGTGAACACGCTGATGGAGGAGATCACGGGGGTGATCAGCGGGCAGACCGGCGAGCTCGAGGACAACGCGACCGCCAACAATCTCGTGTCCGACGCCGTGATCCTGCTCGCCAAGTCCGCCAGCGTCGCCGCCGAGGGGATCCAATTCATGGGGACCGCCCTGCTCGCCGGGCGGACCGCGGTGGACGCGTTCGCGATGGGGATCACGCACGCCTACTCGTGGATGCAAAAGATCGAGGAGTGGACCCAACGCAAAGTGTTTGAGACGCTCGGGACCGACGCCTCGAAAATGGCCATGGACAAGGCCGCCGACAACCTCAAGTGGGCCGACGCGCAACTCGTCCAGCTCGAGAGCGATATGAAAGCGGCGGTCCAGACCAACACGGAGTGGGAGGCCGGCGTCAACGCGATGCAAACGCGGCTCGGCGAGCTCACCGACAAGCTCGAGGCGACCCGCGGGAAAACCCGCGAGCTCACGGCGACGCAAGACGAAAACGCCGACGCCATGAAACGCCACACGGGCGCCTTGGGCGAGCAACTGATCGCGCTCGAGGACGTCGCCAAGGGTGTCGAGCGGATGGACGTCGGCTTTACCGAGCTCGACACGCGGATCGCCGACTGGGGGCTCAATACCAAGGTGGCCGGGCTCTCGGCGTTTGGGTCCCTCAAGGCCGCCTCAACCGACGCCATGAACGAGATCATCACGGGCGCGGACGGGGCCGCGGCGGCGGTCTTCAAGATCACGACCGAGGCCCAAGGCGCCGCGTCGGCCCTCCAAGGGCTCTCCGCGGTGCAATCCGGGGCGACCCTCGAGCTCCCCCACGGGGGATCGGGCGAAGCGTACGCCCCGTGGCATGTCGCGACGAGCGGGGGGTATCTGGCGATGCTCCTCTCCCAACGGTACGGGACCGGCGTCCTCGGCAAAACCGCGGCGCCGCCGATGTTTGCCGACGGCGGGATCGTGACCCGTCCGACGCTCGGGGTGATTGCCGAGGCGGGCCCCGAGGCGGTGATCCCGCTCGCCCTGCTCGGCGGGCGCGGCGGCGGCGGCGGGGCGACGACGGTGATCCTCCAATCCGGGGCGGTCACGCTGAACTATCCGATCATGGACGACCCGCAAGCCAAGGACCGGATCGGGCGGCTCGTCGGCGACGCGATTGTCTCGCGGCTCACGCGGGCCGGCGCCCGGGTGTAACCCCATGGCGCCCGAGCTCGCGACGCGGGGGATCAGCGGGACCGATCAGGCCCTGATGTACGCCCTCGCCGGGCTCGCCCGGTCGGGGGCGACCCGATCCGATTACGTCGCGAGCACGCCGGCGATCGTGATCGACGGGATCCCCGCGGGCCCCACGTCCACGTGGCGGGTGCTCGTCGCCAGTCTCACGATCGCCGACTCCCTCAACGAAGTCGCCAACACGTGCACGTTCACGATGCAGGGGGCCCGCCCGCGGGACGGGGCGCCGATCGTGATCACGTATGGCTCGCGTCACAACGTCGATCGGTTGTTTGCGGGGACGATCATCCGGTCCACGCAAACGTACGCCGCCGGCAAGCCCGCCAACGTGCTCTATCAGGTCGAGGGGATCGATTGGACGTGGCTCCTCAACGGGCATCTCGTGACCGCCCGGTACTACGCCAGCTCGGCGACGGTGATCGCGGTGGACCTGCTCGCGAAGTACGCCCCGCCGGGCTTTACGTCGCGGATCGCCGACGGGCTCCCGACCGTCGATGAAATCTCGTTCACGGCGACACCGCTCATGGACGCGATCGGGCAACTCGCCGCCCGGATCGGGGGGTATGGCAAGTGCGATTATGACAAGCGGGTCTGGTTGTGGGTCACGCTCCCGCCCGCGGACCTCCCCCCGCCGGCCCCGCTCGTCCCGTCGCACCCGACCTTGTCGGCGGTCACGTATACGCGGGACCTCTCGCAACTCGTGACGCGGGCGCTCGTGGAAGGGGGCGGGGGGCAAGCCCTCGCCCGGTGTCGCCCGGGCGAGACGCGGATCCCGGTGGACGCGATCGGGTGGTATGCCCCCACGGGCGGGTGGATCGTGAGCGGGCCTAACCGCATGACCTACACGGGCGTCCTCGCCTCGAGCGACGGGACCATGACCTCCGCGGTGGGCGGGGCCACGGGCAACGTGTCGCCGGCGTCGGCCCCGACGATCGGCACGATCGCCGGCGCCGGGCTCCCGGGCGGGACCTACAAGTACGCGTTTACGTGGGTCACGACCGCCGGCGAGACGCTCCCGAGCCCGGTGGGAACGTTCAACAACGCCGCCGCGGGCGGGCCGCCGGCGGCGCTCGTGGCGGGCGCGGTCGCCGGCGCCGGGCTCGGGGTGGGGACCTACCAGTACGCGTACACGTGGACGACGGCGAGCGGCGAGACGACCGCGAGCCCGCTCCGCGCGGTCACGACGGGCGAGACGGCGATCCCGGCCCCGACCGCGGCCCCGACACTCGAGCTCCTCGCGGGCCCCGGGCTCGGGCAGGGGGGCGGCTACGGGTATGCCGTGACGTTTGTCACGGCGCAAGGCGAAACCACCCCCGGCCCCGCCGCGGGGATCAGCACGCCCGCGACGCCGCAAAGCTACAACATCTCGCCGCCGCATCCGACCGCGACGACCGGCGGGAATCTGGCGCCGGGGACCTACCGCCTCAAAACCGTCTGGGCCGCCGATACGGCGACGCCGCCGCAATACACGACACCCCTGAGTGCCAACGAAACCTCGATCACCTTGTCCGCCGGGCAAACCAACATTCAAGCGGGGATGAGCGGATCGCTCACGGGCGAGCCCTATGGCATGGCGTGGGCGTGTCGGACGCTGGTCAATCAAACCTCGCCGTTTTACCTGATCCCGCCGCCGACCCCGGACAACTTTGGGGGCTCGCGACCCATCTCGATCGGGCACCTCTCCGACGCCCAACTCACGAGCAACCCGACCGCGAGCCCCTCGGTCAACACGTTTGCCAAAGGCCGCGTCCAGATCCGCAACGTCCCGATCGGGCCCGCGGGGACGACCGCCCGCCGGATCTATCGCACGTCGCTCAATGGCGGGGACTACCGCCTCGTGGCGACGATCGCCGACAACACGACGACCGCCCCGGCGGTCGATGCGATGCCCGACAACAACCGCGGCGTCCAAGCCCCGACGAGCAATACCACGAGCACCTTTACCGCCCGGGTCGCCCTCTCGGGGATCGCGACCGGGCCGACCGGGACGACGGGGCGCAAGGTCTACCGGTCCGCGGTCAACGGGACCGCCCTCAAATTGGTCACGACGCTCGCCAACAACACGGCGACGACCTACACCGACGCCGCCGCCGATAGTGCCCTCGGGGCGGCGCCGCCGACGAGCGGGTCCGCGATCCTGACCCAAGCGACCCTCGGGGCGATCCTCGTGGGCGCCCCGCTCGTGACCGCGCGGAAGGTCTACCGGACCGCGGTCAACGGGTCCGCCCTCAAGCTCTACGCGACGCTGGCCAACAACACGGCGACGACGATCCCGACCGGGGACACGACGCCCGACGCGTCCTTGGGGGCCGCGGTCCCGACGACCGACACGTCCGGGCTCACCTCCGGCCCGGTCGGCGGGCAGATCAACGCCGGGGCGACGGCGATCCCGGTGGCGAACGTCGCCCCGTTTGCGCCCGAGGGGTGGGCCCAAATCGGGACCCAGTTCATCCGGTATACCGGCGTCTCGGCGACCCACCTCACGGGGATCCCGTCCTCCGGGGTGGGGAGTCTGACGATCTCGGTCCCCTATGACACAGTGATCGCGGTCCCGAGTCAGATCCTCGGGATCCCCGTGACCGGGCCGCCCGCCGTGAATCAACCGATCCTCGCGGGGGATCTGATCAATGTCCTCGCGATCGTCAATGACCTCCCCGCCCAAGCCCGGCTCCGGGACGTGGTGGGCGGGGACGGGATCCTCGAGGGCTACGCCGCCGATGGGCGGCTCTCACTGGTCGAGGCGACCGCCCGGGCCCACGCGACGCTTGACCTCCGGGGGACGGTCCGCGAAACGGTCCGGTATCGGGTCCGGGACCCGGTGACGCAATCCGGGGCGACGGTCACGGTGGATCTGCCGGCCCCGACCAGTGTCGCGGGCACGTTCCAGATTCAGGACGTGACGATCGGGAGCTTTGTCGGGACCGGGCCGACCCGACCCGTCTATGACGTGACCGCCTCAAGCGGGCGGTTTTCGTTTGAAGATTTGATCCGCCGCCGGCGGGACACCTAAAGGGGGACGGGCATGGCGATCACGCGGACGCCGATGGTGGACGATGACGGATCCGGGACGACCGGGACCGTGATCAACAACGCATGGAAACAAGAGCTCTACGATCAGATCGACGCGTCCGCGGGCGGGCTCGTGTACGGCGCATGGACGCCGGTGGATCTCAGCGGCGCCAGTCTGGTCCTCGTGGTGACCGCGGCGACCTATGTGGCCCTCGGGCGGATCCTGTTTGTCTGGGGCCACGTCACGTACCCGGCCAATAGTGCGCCCCAACCCGCGATCCTTGGCGGGCTCCCGTACGCGAGCGGCGGGCAACTCGGCGGCTTTTATCAAACGTACGGGCCGCCGTGTACCTTCCACGTAAGCTCCAATTCCAACATGATCTACCTGCTCAACTCGTCCACGATGGTCGGGAAAACGAATCAGGAGCTCAGCGGATCGCAGCTGATTTTCAACGGCCAGTACTTGCGGCCCTAACCCGCGAAAGGCAGGGTGTCCCGATGGCGGCGCCGGTCCCCCCCCAAGGCAACCAACAACCCCATACGGAGCGGCCCCTGAAAGTCTACGCCGAGCAATATCTGGCGGGGGCGCCCCTGCCGGTCGGCGTGGTGATCGATCCGGTCCCGGCGCCGGGGCTCCCGCCCCTGTTTACGGACGGGCAACCCCGCGTGATGCTCCCGACGGGGTGGGTCCTCGTCCAGCCCACCGACTGGGTCCTCACCAACCGCTACACGGGCGCCCCGAGTGAGCGGATCGGCGCCGAGGAGTTTACCGAGCGGTTTGGCGGCGCCCCGGGCGGCGAGCTCCAGCCCGCCGGCTAAGGGCCCCGGGGACCACCCGGGGGCGGCGATCCCCGGTCCCCGGGCGGTGGTCCCCGCCGTCAATTCCCTCGCCCTTCCGCGCGATGTTGCAGCCCTTTCAAGGCTAAAACACGGGTTCGAATCCCGTCGGGGACGCCACACCTAACCCACACAAAACAAAGGACCTCGCCGGAGGCGTGTCCGGAAGCCTGTAATTAGTTACCATACAGGCCGGTCGAGAAAACGTTAGGAAACGGCGGGGACCGACAGGGGGTGGTCCCCGGTCAAGGGCCGTTTTGGTCCCCGTGGTCCCCGGTCCCCCGCTTGACATTAACCTAGCGTTAGGTTTATAATGGATCCCATGATGATCAAGGGCTACACGGTACACCTCGCGGGCGACAACGGGCGGGCGGTTTGCGGCGTCCTCAAGCCCCGCTCCTATATGGGCCAACCCGGGCTTACGACAAAGGTCCGGATGGTCACATGCGGCGAGTGCCAAAAGAGCGAGCTCGCCGGCGCCATGTGGGCGGCCCGGACGGCTCAGTCCGGGCCCTCGCCGACCTCGATCGCGGGGCGGGCCCTCGGGGCGATCACCTCGCCCCGCAAGGCGGCGAGCTCCGCCGCCAACGGGCGCAAGGGCGGGCGGCCCCGCAAGGTGGCGCCCGCCGCCGAGGGGGGCCAGTGACCGCCGCCCGCGAGCTCCCAACCGGGATCACCCGTGAGCAGACGACCCGCCATAACGGGTACGTCGCCGAGGTCCGGGTCCGCCCCTACCCGAAACGGAAAAAGCGGTTCAGTCTCGAGACGCCGATCCGCGTGATCGAGGCGTGGCGCCATGCGACGATCGCCGAGCTCACCGACGCCCGGCGGGTCCTCGACCGGGCCGCCGCGGCGACCGCCGACCCGCTCGCGCCCCGGACCGCGCCGGCGGCCCCGCGGGGGACCTTCCGGGCCGATGTCGAGGACTACATCGATCGGTTGATGCCGGAGGCCCTCAAGGCGTCGCAGCCGCAATGGGCCCGGTACCTCCGCAAGCTCGCCGCCGAGGACCTCGGGCGCCTCCCGCGGGAGCTCGTCACGGGGAAGATGCTCGCCGACGTGTTGAGCAAATGGACCCGGGACGGGATCCCCGCCTCGACCGGCGACGGCGGGCGCCGGCGGGTGGTCAAACCCAAGCCCCTGGCG